ATCAAACTTTTTGATGGTATCCATCATCTTAGCTCTTTTATTACTGGTGTGTGGAGTCATGTCAGTGTGGTATACTTCAGACACAACTATAAACCCATTAGTAGGCTTGAATGGATCCTTAAAAATGTTTACTGGTTTAAGAAGTAATTCGGATTTTGAGGTATCTGCTTGATTAGTTGAAGACCCGTCAAAATTCCAGATTGGTAGAGTTTCAGGATTTTTCTTCCAATCATTAAAAATATCTTCAATTGACTTTAAGTCACCACTGTCAAATGGTAGTCTAACATTTTTTTCTACAATCTTTGTCTTGGATCTAATCTGCTGTGGGTAGTTACCATCTAACCAGATATATTCCAAATGTAAATTTACTTTACTCATATAGTTATTTTTGATTTTTTTATTATATTTGTAAAACAAAAAAGGTTTTATTTATAATAATAAATATGAAGAAAGTATTTCTACAATATTGGGAGGAGTCAGAAAGAGGTTGGGGTATTAGACCAGATGGTTGTTCCATCCACATAACGATGGAAGATCATAATAGGTATGTTAGTAGGATTTATTCTGATAGAGATCCCAAAAATGTTCCTGATGAGTATGATAGAACATGTGGTGGTGTAATAACTGCGTTAGTAACCGAAACTTTGTACAATGAAATTGAGAATGGAACTCTTAGACTTTCTCAAACATCATTTTCTAATTGTAGAAAGTTACAAGAAATAAATATTATATCACAAGATGAGTTATCTAATTAGTATATTTTGGTGGCTTCCTTTATTTTTTATTCTGTTTGAAATATATCAAATCTCAAACAGATCCACCTTTTATTTTAAACCGATTGACCTTACCAAACCGGTAAAATACTTATCTTTTTATTACACAAAGGTTTGTTACATAACATGGATTCTAATCGGTGCATTATATACCCATCTTAGTCCATACTTTTGGATTATCATCACAATTGGAGTATTTAAATTTATTATTGTTTGGACTAAAAAGTCTTTTATAATAAATTTATATGATATAATCAGTTTTATATCAACAATATTTTTATTAGGATTTATTTTCCTAAAAGCTCTTCCGTAATAATAATAAACTCAAATCCTTTCTTCTCACAATATTCAATCATGTAAGTCCACTTACTTAGATTCTTATTATACATTTTAAGAGCGTATTCAAAGTTTTTTAACTGTTTTGAAGTTGGATTTGCTGGTATTTTTGGTTCCATTGTCTCCGACTTAGGTTTAACCTCAGCAACTACCTTAGATACTGTTCCATCTGATCTTCTTAGTTCATAATAGAAGTCTGGATAATAAGTATGTTCAGTTGTCTTAAATTCTTGAGACTCACTTACCCATTCAGTTTTTGTATATGGTATTCTAAGATGTTCCGCACCCCAATTTATAATACTATCGTTATTATCAAAATAAATCATCATTTTCTGTTCAAGTCCGGATCTATAAAATAACCCGCCCTGACTATTTAGTTTAATAACCTTATCTTTATTTTTAGGTGTATAAAGTCCTTGTTTATACTTACCTGGTTGTTTTGGTGCGCTGTTTAACATATGTTATTTATTTTTTAATATATATTCATAAATAACACGTCTACATGGGTGATCTATTAGAACACGTAAAATTAAGTAATCTTGTTAATGGTAATGGTATAGTCGATAACTATAAGAATAACTCCCTTTATTTTTACAATAAGTATCAAAAATCAGATAAAGAAGTAACTAGTATGCCAGTTGGTAAGATGCAAATGGGTGGTTTCTACCATTTACATTATAGAGATGATTCCAATTGGATGAAGTACTCACCCATATTCACTGCAGATTTCAAAAAGTTTGGTGATATGATTATAATAATGGGTGTCAATTTTAACTTTATACCACTTGAAGTTAGAGTATCTATATTTGATAAGTTTATAAAAGAAGAAGATTTTGAAAGAAATTCACTATTACCTGTTACATACGAAGGTGTATATAGAGAACTCCTTAAATATGGATTTGAGTATGCCTTAGTTGAATATAACTTAGCACAGGTTGAGTTAGTTCATAAGATAACTATGGAAGTTCTTCCTAGATTCTTATATTCCGGGCATCCTAAGAATAAATATAATCCTAAGAAACTATATGAGATATGGTCTACAAAGATAAAGACCAGACGTGAAAGAGACCAAGAGATGAGTAAATCTCTAATAACAGATTTCTACCAAGCTTCAGATGAGATTTTAGAAAACTATACAGTTTTAAAAGATCATATACAAAGAATTCAGAGAAGCGTTGAAAAGTATGGATAATACTCGGTTTAAGGAAAACACCACTCTTTTATATATAAAAAAAATCAAAAAAATATATGGCAGGTTCATATAATCCGTTAAATCAACAAAATCAAAATACAAATCTTGTATCTTCAGCTGTGGAGAATAAAGGCTTATTTTCTAAAATATTAAGAAATCTATCATCATTTGGAATGAAATATGATGATATGATCATGAGAAACACTGTTGGTGTTGGTATTAATGAAGATCCGTATAGTCAAAAAAATAATTCAATGTATGATTTTTTTAGTAGCAAGGCAGTTGCATCTGTTTTGAATAGAAAATCAGTTCCTTATCTAGATAAATCTTATGCTGATAAAAGAAGAATACTAAGAGAGTATTCTATCAAGGATGAGATCAGGGACTTCATATCAACGGTTGCTGAAGAAGCAATAACACATACCGATGAAAAGGATTTCTGTTCTCCAAAACCACTTTCAAATGATTATTCACAAGATATAAAAGATAAGTATCAAGAATTCTTTGAGAAGATTTATAATAGATATGGATTCAATGATAGTATAACCGCATATAACTATATGCGTGACTTTCTAATTGATGGTTACATAGCAATGGAAATAGTCTGGGATGATAAAAAGAAAAACATCATACACTTCAATAAGCTAATGCCTCATACACTAGTTCCAGCTTATGAACCAGCGATAGGTAATTTATGGATACAGTTCCCTGAAGATCCACAACTTAGAAGAATATTTTTAGATTCCCAAATAATATTCATATCATATTCAACTCAAAATGATTATACCGAAACTTCTTATGTCGAAGGTTTAATTAAACCATATAACCAATTAAAAATTCTTGAGCAAACTAAAATAATGTTTAACATTATTAACGCGACTCTTTACCAAAAATTTACTATACCTATTAAGGGTTTACCAAGGCAACGTGCTGAAGAACAAATTGGTCAGTTAATAGCTGATTATTCCGAGGAAATAACTTGGGATGATACATTGGGTACTGTAACAATCAATGGTCAAAAACACTTACCGTATAATAAACAAGTGTGGTTCCCAGATGGTGATGCTGGCACACCTAACTTAGAAATTATATCTCCACAAGGACACGATCTTAATGAGGATATAATGTTAAGTTACTTCTTTAAGATACTTAAAAGAGCTTCAAAAATACCGTTACAACGTTTTGACCATGACAATGGTGGTGGTAATATGTTTATTGAAGCAAATGAGTTTACAAAGGATGAGATTAAGTTCAATAACTTCGTAAATAGATTAAGAGCTAACTACAAGGAACTGATTGTTAAACCATTAAAACTTCAGATGTGTATCGAGTTTCCAGAACTTATGGATGATGAAGTATTTCTTAATCAAATTGATATACAGTTCCACTCTAATCAGTTATTTGAAGAGTTTAAGAAATTGGGTAATATGGAAAAAAGAGCTGGTATTTTAGGAACTTTACTTGGTATTCAATCAGCTGAGGGACAACCTTATTTCCATATTGATTATTTAATTGATAAGATTATGAAATTAACCCCAGAAGAAAAAGAAGAGAATAAAGCATATTGGATCAAAGCTGGTAAAGCCGGTGCTGGTGCCGCTGGTGAAGCAGGTGAAGCAGGTGGTGAAGCAGGTGTTGAGATGGGTGCTCCTGAAGCAGGTGCTCCTGAAGCAGGTGGTGCTCCTCCTGAAACTCCTGGTGGAGCTGAATTTGAATTCTAATAAAAAAGTCCCAATTATTTGGGACTTTTTTTATTTATTTCTCTTCTTTCTATTATTTCCTTTGACTTGGTTGGATTATCAACCCCAAACTTTTCAATCATTGTTTCTTTTATCTTTTTCTTTATTTCTTTATTCTGAATGGGATATTCAACTCCATAGTTCTCTATTAATGTTTTCTTTCTTTTATGTTCAGAACATTTTCTACAGAAGTATTCACCCCATCTATTGTCATACTTAACATAGTTTCTAAATATAACTTCCTTTACAATTCCACATTTATCACATTTACAATCAATCTTATATCTACTACCAGCTGATAATAGTTCTATCGGTATTATTAAAGCTTCACCAATGGCGACATCATATCCAAGTTCTTCATAATATGAAAAATTAGACTCATTTATTTTAACTATTATTTCTCTGGTGAGAATCATGCTGTTTGATTATTTACAGTCTATATCAAATGTTGAAATAATTCCTTTGCTTTGATATACTGGTTTAAGTACCATTTGATCTGATGTTAATTCCTTCAACATTTTTCCAGATGGTGTATCTAGTATTTTAACAATAGCGTATATATTATTTTCACTTATTCTTATTGATTTTATTACGTGAGATACATCTTTTAATGAGACTTGATTTCTAAATGATGATTGATATGTACATCCAACTATAGGATTATCTGGAGATGACTCTACCAATATCTTTTCAAGTGAAGTATTATTTTCATCTATTAAGAAATCAAGAGCGATGTCTCTATATGATGTGATACACCTTCTCTGTGTGAATGAAACCACCGCCTTTCTTATGTTTAAGTCATTTGATACTATTTCCAATTCTAAAGTCATCACATGTTATACAAACGTATCAATATAAGTTTTAACTTTTAAAA